CTCCGGCGCTTGTGCCGGGGCTTCCCCGCCATCGTCGGCAAAGAGCTGTAGCCAGTGATGTTTATTCATCCTGTTCACCTCCTTTCAGCTGCACATATTGGGGATACGCCTGAGCAAGACGGCTTAGCCCCAGCAGGATGGTCCAGAAAATGGCATCCGCTGATGATGCCCATTCCCGGCGGGGCAGTACGCTGATTGCCGTGTCCCCCGCTTCCAGCCTCACCAGCGCCGGACGTGCCAGCATTTCCTCCTCCTCCATCAGTGCGGCGGCTCTGCCCAGGGTCAGCGCCAGGGTGCTGGCACCGGCGCAGATGAGATCCTGCCCCCGGGGCGCAGACCCGGCGTGTCCCTGCATCTGGAGGTTCCGGGAGCCGTCCGCACCGTTCCAATACTGTACTTTGATCATTTTTCCTCCTTTGTCGTTTGGGCTGTTATCTGGGGGCGGTGCTGTCCGCCACCCGCTGCCGGGCGCTTCGGGTGGCATAGGCCTCCCGCTGCTCCCCCTTGATGGCAGCCTTTCCGGGCTTGGGCATCTCCGGCAGCGGGACGGATTGGGCGTACTGCTGGGCGTTGGCGGCAATGCGCTGCATGACCATTTCTTTCCGGTCGAAGTCCATCATGTCCATGCACAGCAGCGCTGCCTGGGCGTTCCGGGGGTCAAAGAACCCGGCGGAATAGAATTGCAGCGCCATTTCGTTCTGGCTCAGCCGGGAGTAGGCGCTCTGCTTCTGGGCAGACACGGAAATGTCAAACAGAGGGACCCGGGTCAGCCCCGTCAGCTCGTCCTGCACCCCCACCAGCCCCTGATTGCTGTAGCGGATGAACTCCTCCGTCCCCCGGTTGCCCACAATGCGGAAGCACCGAGGCAGACCGTAGAACTGGCGAATCAGCTCAATGACCATCAGGCAGATTTTCCGGAAAGCACGGTAGGCAGCCCGGTTGCTGTCCCGGCTCAGCTTACTGCCCGCCTCCTGCATGGCGGCAATGGCACTGGCAGCGGTGACACCGGCGCTGGTGCCGCCGGTGGAGATGTCCCGGTTGCCGGTCACCTCCTTCAGTTCATCCACTTTGCCGTTAAGCACCGACAGATACACCCCGCTGAGTCCGGCGGACTGAATGGGAAGAATGCTGTCCTGTCCCAAGCCCCCCTCCACATGAACGAAGTCTTGGCTCAAATCGGCATATTCCGCCTCGTTGATGCTGCCGTCGCTGCGGATAAAGTGCCGGGGACGGGCATTGACCAGCAGATTCATGAGAATCGCCTGGTTGCCCCGGTCGATGTACTCCTGGGCGCTCTTTGCCACATCGATGTAGCCAAAGCCGCAGGGCGTGCCCTCGGTGCGGAACAGGGGGTCAAAGACAAAGGGATACTGTCCGTGGTCATACCAGCCCCGCTGAGCAAAGCCTGGCTCATTTTCCGTGGCGAACAGCACGTTGTCCCCCACAAATTTGCAGTAATGCAGCACAGTGCGCCCACCCTGCACCCGCTTGTAGTACCAGTCCACCACAGCGCTTTTTCCAGTGGTATCCACCCGGTCGTCATACTGATAGCGGCTGGATACCTCCTCCGGCGTTCCCAGCTTGTCCCGGAGAAAGGGATACTGGGCAATCAGCGCTTCGTTGTCCTGCATTTCCACATGGAATACATTTTTCGAGCGCTGGATGTCGGTGATGCCGCTTTCCCAAAACAGGTTCAGCACATCCACCTTCCGCACCGCAATGTCGCCCAGTCCATTGAGCCGCCCGGCATCCCAGAACACCCCATAGATGCCGGTGCCGGATTTCAGCTTGTCGTCATTGACTTCATCGTATACCTGCTCAAATTCCGTCTGCTCCAATACCACCGGCAGCACCGCCCCCAGAAGGGCGGCCTCGCCCCGGTCACTTTCCTCCCGGGGCAGCACATTGGGGCTGGGGAAATTGTCCATGGCATCGGCGTGCTTGTTGGCGATGGCGTTGAACAGCCAGCCGGAGCTGGGTTCCACCTCGGCTTTGCCATGCCCCCGCATACATTCCCAGTGCCGCAGCTTGTACCATTGGGCGTTGTCCACCACCCGGTGCTCCAGGTAGGCCTTGCCCTCCTTGTAGCGGTTGAGGGTGGCGCGGGCAACGCGAACCTCCGCCGCCCCAATGGGCAGCTTTTCTCCAATTTTCATTTGATAATCTCCATTCCCGGTCGTTTGCTGACCGCTAAAATCTGTTCTTTTGGAATATCCAGAAAGAGCTTCATGGGGGATGCGCTGTAGCCGTCCGCCTCCGGCTGTACCTGGGGGCGGAGGGGGCGCGCCATGCAGAAATAGCGCACCTCGTCCGCCACATGGTCTTCGCCCTCCGTGTCCACATCCTCCGGCTTCTGCTTGTCGTATTGCAGCAGGGGGAGGGTGCGGATGAACGCACGGCAGTTCTTAAAAATGTACATCTGAGGATAGCCGTTCTCGTCCAGCTGCAAGCGGTAGTGTACCTGCATCCAGCCCGGCAGCCGCTTGTGGTCGCCGGGGGTGAAGTACACCTGATGCCGGGCGGCGGTCTGGGCGATGCTCTCGCCGGTTTCCCCGTCCCAGATGGCAGGGTCGGCAATGCCGGTGATTTTCTTTCCCCGCAGCCACCGATGCTCCGTCTCAATTTGTCGGATTTTGTCGAATACCTGGTCGGGGGTCCACCGCACGCCCTGATTGGGGGTACCGGTGCAGCCGTACAGCTCCAGAATCCGGTATGCCACGCCGTCATAGTCAATGGCCCACCAGCCGCAGGAAAAGGGGCGGTGATAGCCCCAGTCGAAGCTGCGATAGATTTTCCAGTCGGCGGGAATTTCAAAAGGCTCAATCACATGGGTGAACTTCCGGTCCTGATAGTGGGCGGGGCGATCGTAGAAGTCCTCAAAAAACTGCCCCTCGTATACGTCCCAGTCCCCGTCCAGCCATGCTTTCCGCAGCTTGGGGGGCAGCTTTTCCAGCGCCCGCAGATAGCCGGGCTGGCTGCTCATCAGGGCGTGATTGTCGGTACACAGCGCCTGGATGAAGGCATAGTCCTCGGGATGCTCCTCCTCCTGAAACCGCCGGTCGATGAACAGCCGCTTGAAATAGCCGTGGCTGGGGCCGCCGGGGTTCAGGGTGTAATAGGTGCGCTTGGGAAAATCGTTGGTGCCCCGGACACAGGCATCAATCTGCACCAGCCAGCTTTCCTGGAATTGCCCGGCTTCGTCGGCAAACCAGATGTCGTATTCTGCACCCTGGTATTGCCCCAGGTCCTCATCGCCGTCGCAGTAGCCAAAGCAGATGGTGCTGCCGTTGGGGAAAAAGAAAATCTTGTCGCTTTTGATGTAGGTGGCGATGCCGCCCAGCATCAGCAGCAGGGGGGCAATATGGTTGTTGTACAGCTCCCGGTAGGTGCGCCGGGTAATCAGCACCTTGATGCCTGGATATTGCAGGCACAGCAGCACCGCTTTCCAGCGGACAAACCAGCTTTTGCCGCCGCCTCTTGCCCCGCCGTAGCCCACATACCGGTGGCGTTCCAATAGCGCCATGCGCTGCTTTTCGTTGGGGACGGGCATTTGCAGCTTATTGGGCATAGGCGTGCGCCTCCCCCACCAGCTCCACGGTGATGCCGGAATCCGCCGCCCCGGAAAGCTCCATTTCCAGCCGCTTTAATTTCAGCTCCCGCTCCCGGGTGGTCAAATCATCCTGGCAGAGAATGTCCTGTAAATCCTTGAGCACACCGGTCAGCTGCTTCAGCCCGTTCCGGTCCACCAGACCTTTTCCCTTGCCCTTCTGAATTTCAAACACCGTCTCGCCGTCCTTTTCTTTCCGGGTCAGGATGCCTTTGTCCAGCTCTGCGGCTGCCTGCTCCAGTTTGTCCAGCAGCCCCAGCGCCGCAAGCCGCACCCGCTGTGCATCTTCTTCCAGAATCATCTCTCCTTTCTCGTAACGCCGCCCCTACAGGGCATTCCCGTCAAATCTCCACCACCCGCAGCCTTGCGCATTTCTCGCACAAAAATTCCCCCTTGTCCAGCTCAAACGCCCACCCTTTCGCAATCCGCCTCCCGCAGTCGGCGCACACCGGTCTGCGCTTCCGCTGCCGGTCAGCCAGCTGCGCCTCCTGTTCCGCCAGAATCCAGGGTTCTTCCATCTGCTTCTCCTTTCCGTCCGAATTATCGTACACTTTTGACTGTATACTTTTCTAAAAATAGTTGTTGAAAAATGAGAACCGTCATGGTATAATAAGCCCATGGTTTTGGAAAGCAAACCGGCTTCCATTGCTGGCAGCCGCTCCGCACATCACACACCTGTACCGGAGACGCACCGCCAGTCCCAACGGGAGTCACTTTAAGTTCACATCTCTCAACTGCACGTTCATTGTAGTGTATAATATTAAACTTGTCAAGTAGAATTTGTACATTTTCATGAACTTAGTGAACCTCTCCAAAATCAAAAAGAAAATGCCCCCGTTCTTCTTGTCCTTTTTGGATAAAATCTACAAGACGGGGATGGCGCAGGGAGTTCACGCCTATGTTTTACGAAAATTACATCGCCCTTTGTCAAGCCCGGGGAGAGTCCCCTTCCAAAGCCGCCCAGAACGCCGGTCTGAGCAAAACGGCTGTCACCGGCTGGAAGCAGAACCCCAATGCGCTGCCCAGCCCCAGTGTGCTGCAAAAGCTGTGCAACTATTTTTGCGTCAGCCAGGAAGCACTGCTGGGTGAGCAGCAGCCCGCCCAAAGCTTTTATGAGCACTATATTGCCATGTGCCGCAGCCGGGGGGTCAGCCCCTCCCGGGCGGCAGAGGATGCCGGCCTGAGCAAATCCGCCGTGTCCAAGTGGAAACGGGAGCCGGACACCGTTCCCTCCGGTGCTGTGCTGGCCAAGCTCTCCGCTTATTTCGGTGTGCCCACCTCCCAGCTTTTGGGAGAGCCAACCGATCGGCCAGATCCCATGGGGGACGAAGCGGTGAAATTTGCCCTGTTCGGCGGACGGGATGACATCACCCCCGAAATGTACGAGGAAGTGCGCTCCTTTGCCCGGTTTGTCATGGAGCGGGAAGCACGAAAAAGACGCAATGACGACTAACAGAGGGCGCTGACCGCCTTTGTCCGTCAACATGGAAAGGATGGATTATGGTTTCGCTTCAATCTCTTTATACCCAGGCAGAAAAGCAGAATATTCCAATTCTCTTCTACCCTATGCCCGGGTGCGGCTCCATGTCCGTCCAACTGCCGGGGGGCAGCTGCGCCATTGGAATGGATGTTGCTCCCCAGGCAGAGGCCGTAGAGCGGGAGCACCTGGGGCACGAGCTGGGTCACTGCATGACCGGCAGCTTCTATAATATCTATGCCGTGGCCGACCTACGGGAGCGCCAGGAGAATCGGGCAGACAAGTGGGCCATCCGCCGCCTGATTCCGGTGGAGGCGCTGGACGATGCCATTGCCGCCGGACACACCGAGCTGTGGGATTTGGCAGAGTTCTTCGGTGTCACCGAATCATTTCTGAAAAAAGCCCTCTGCCTTTATATTCACGGCAACCTCGCCACCAGCCAGTATATCGACTTCTAGCCCCCGGTCAGACCCGGCTCCGCCCCCGGGGGAGCGAAATGCAGCGAAATCACCCTCATACTCCTATTCGTACTTATACTCATAATCATACTCATATTCATTCTCATACTCGTACTCATGGCAGGGG